CACTCCCTCTCTTGATCGTGTATGAGTCTGGTATGATTTGCTTGTATGATGCCTTGGTATTAGTGAGAGAAACATAGTAATCAGATGCCTTCGTTGGTTTCATCATAATCTCTACACCACCATTTACTACAGTTCTCTTACCAACAAGTTGCTTATTACTCGTTGGTTTTTCTGTATTGATGAGTTCTAATATATGAGGAGTGACTATTTGAATAGAACTTTCTGCATTGAAAGTTAGTTCTAATCCACTATTTGACTGCTGTTGATATGAGTTCTCATACTGTATTCCAGTTATCTTAGCTACGGTAGAATCTAATCTAAACTCAGAACTATGCATTTCTAGTGCAGCACCTACAATATTCATATCAACATCAGATCCAAATTTAATTGCATGTTTCTGTGTTGTGCTTGTAGTTGAATCATATCCCTCAGCACTTAAGAAGAATCCTCCTCCTACTTCTAAATGACAGTTGCCAGTTATCTTAAGATGATAATCACCATCAATAGTTCTTGCGTAAGAACCATTTACTAATTTACAATCATCACCATGAACTTCTTGTGTCAATACACCTGCCCATGATATATGATCTGCTACTGTTGATCCAATATCACCTTTATTATTTGTCTGTGATAATCTATATGCTTCAACTGCTGCTACAATCTCTGCCTCAGTTGCATCAGGATTATCTTTCCTATATTGATCTCTTGCTTTCTTCTCTGCGTAATGAGAATTGTTGTATAATAAAGAAGTATGAGTTGTACCATTAACTTTTTTATTTACCTCACCTTGACGACCAGGTGTACCAAGATATAATTCATATGATCCATTGATATGATTTTTTGCAGAAGTTAGATATGGATCTGCATCATCATATATGTCACTAAACGTAGTTTCTGTCTTTGCTTTGTCTGTAATACCAACTAAAGGATACCATCCTAATGATTTACTGGTATTAATAGGTCTATTGGATACTTTACTATCAAAGTCATTGATAAGTTGTATGATACCTGTAATATTAACAACATCATATTCGACTGCAGTTTGTAGATAGAATATTCCAGTAGACTGTTCCCATGCAGTAATTATAGTAGTTGCCTCTCCTACACCATTTACTGTTGTAGTAATAGATTTAGTTAAATCACCTATATCTTTAACTATCTTTGCAACGTCTGTAATTATATTGGATGTTATAACATCTACTGTATTGACTACAAATGTAGATTTGTCAACGCAATTAGAAAGATATTGATCAAGAACATCTGTTACAGTCTTTAATGGTGTAGCAGTATAAGTTGAAATAGATGCATCTAAAGCAACTGCTGATGTCAAAACCTTTGTGATTGCTGTTTGAACTGAAGTTATAATATTATATGGAACTCCTGTAGATAAGAGAAGCATATTAGCAAGTTTAAGATCCTCTGCTAAAGTTATTAATGCTTGACGCATAGCAGATATTACCTGAGCGAATAGAGAACCCAAGTAATTATTGATATTAACTGTTAATTCTGCCTTAGTAATCAATTTACCACTTACTAAGTCTAGATAGTCACCACCTTCTGCCTTTACTAAGTGAGTAGAAGTATTGGCAAGATCTTCTATGAGATATGATAACTTATATTCTAATGTCTTCCAAGGTCCTCCAACACCATTTGCTGCAGGTATTGGTTGTGTAGGGTCTAATGGTTTGATTGGATTAGCATAACTACCCTTTATATCTTTTGCTGATCCAATATTTTTAGGTGATCCACTACCACCGATTGCAGTTGTAGTTGAGCCAGGTATTCCTACTGTATTGTTTGTACTCTGTCTTAATGGTGCTAATGGATTTGCTGTATTCTTATCGCCAGGATGTATAGCAGAACTATTAGGTGCTACACCTATTGGTACTTCTTGATCGGTAAAAGCAAAATCTCTAGTCTTTTTAGTTGCATCTGATTTATTAACCCTCATCACACCTATAACTATAGGCATTTGTGCATGTTCTCCATCCATGAAGAATCCCATAACAACAGCACCAGGTTGTAATTGACCTGTTGATTCTCCTTGTCCGTCGTTACCTGCTTGTGATGTATGTTGTAGTACTGTCGCCCAAGGTAAAGCAGTAGAAGGTAAATCTGCTACCGTTCCTCCTTGAAAATTTGTATAAAATCCAAGGATACGAACTTTTACCCTACCAAGTTCCATAGGGTCTTCGTTGTCTTCAACCTCACCAACCCACCAGAAGAAACCGTCTTTACCGACAAAGTTTACTTCTCTTTCGTTAAATATACCATCAATGGTCGATGCCATTTATTTACACAGTCTTTTTATTATTTATCCCTGTAATAGACTTCCTGTTCTCCAAGGTTTTATGATAACTGTTTCTTCTTCCATATGCATACGAATTAAGACTTCTTTTGTCTCAGTCATATGTTCTGAGTAAAAAATTACTGGTTGTTCGTTTAGTGCTGTTCTAGCGTCTCCACTCATGTTGTTTTGTATTTGCTGATACTATTTTATCATGGAACCCTAACAAAACACCAATAATTTTATAATGTTTTCAGGTTTCCTTAATAATATCTAGGATTTTGTCTACTCATGGGTGTGACAAGTACCTCTACTAATAAGTTCAAATCTGCAGAAATCTGTTCATGTGTCTCTGCCATTCTACGGTATCCACTACCGACATACATTTGTCCTGCAAATACTGATACAGTAGCGAGTCCCCAGAACCAATAGTAAAATTTACTTTTCACTTGTGCTCTTAATTTTTGTTTAATTTCCATAATGTTGACGGATTAGGTGTAGGATCTGTGACAGGTGCTGTGCAAGCATTAATGCCGAACAAAATGAAACAAGTTAGGAGTACCCCAAACGAGATTTCCTTTATCGTCAAACCCTTGATCCTTTGAAGTAAGTTTGTCACCATAGAGATGTACCTCTGAAATAATACGATTACCTCTTTCACCAAGGCATTTAGTACTATCTAATTTACCATGCCACGAGTTATCGTAGAATGTAAACATCATATCACATTCTTGATGTCTTGTCAAGTCAAGACGATAGTTCTCCATAATCCCAGTTGTGGAGGACGTTTGCTGCCATTTATGTTTCTTATGCCGATAGGGATTATGTGCTCCCTCTGCTCTGTAAAAGTTTTTTGAAACAAAGAATTCCCCTTCCTTTTCCCATATTATTTCACATTGAGAAAAACAATGGGGATTACTTTGTGCTTGTTGTCTATTGTGCCAGTGTCCTAAGAGATAATCATCAATCGTCATACACTAGGCATTCTGGTTCATCAGGATGCATGTCGCAAAATAATTCGAGTGCATTTGGATCGTGATGATCTCCTGCTTCAATCTCTGCTTTATGATGCTCTACATACTCTTCTAGTTCGTGTAGTTCCTCTTTAGCATGTCTGCGAGCAGCAGGGTTTGCTAATGGATCGCTAACGATCTCTTTATCATGTTGAATGTGGTCTTCTATTGTTTTCATAATCGTACCTCGTGATACATAACTATTTATCTTAAAACTGAGTCTTTCATCAATTCTAACTCTGTTCTCATTTTATCTTGTGTCATTGAATGTGTCAAGGTCTTTATCAGGTAACGCCCACTATACTTACGATCGACACTTGTACTTCTTCCATATCCACCACCAGACTTAGCAATACTAGGAATTATAATGTCTATTCCTGAGCCAGGATATAGATCTAAGTTGCCAGGTATAACAATTTTTAAATTAATATGATTAAGTGTTGCTTTCCTTATGTACCTATATGCTTGCAGTTCTGCGAGTTGTTCATAAGATGCTTGAGGATTATTCTGAAACTTAGGATCAAATGATTGATTAGGTAAACCACAATATCTAATTCTCTTAGGAGTGTACATATGTTTTCTCATAGTGCTATCCACATTGACTAATGGGTTTACAGATTTACCTCCATTCAAATGTGCCATTCTTGGCCAGATATCTTCAAGACTATAATTATACGCTGTGCTTGACATATCTTTACTTAATCCCATCTTAGATGATGTGATTGATACAGGATCAAATCCAACACTATAACCTGAGTATATTCCATGTCTAAGATTTGACATAGATGTTGCTTCATCAGGAAATACTACTGCGTCAATTAAGAATTGATTATCTATAGGACTTTCTGTATTTTTGATATCATGAACGTACTGATACATCTTAACTTCACCTGTAACAGGATTAGTAGTTGCATTATCTCTTTGTTTTTCTATATCCTCAATCATTTTATCATATGACTTGGCATGAAATCCT